CGCCGTAGGTTTCGATGCGTTTCCAGCGCTTTGTTTTCTGGTCCATGCCCATGTAGGAGATGGAGGGCCGCCCCCATTCGTTCTGGCCGATGCCGGGGCTGATATAGTAGAGCTTGCGCCCGGAGGGGAGCCGGATGGTGAGGCAGTCGGTGCCGTTGTCATAGTCGTACTCACGGGCCAGCAGCAGGCCGTTGACGCCGGTACTGCCGCCCTCGGTGATGACCTGGACGGCGGCATTGTCCATGGAATACCACAGGTCACGGATGCGCTTGTTGGCCTCCCGCCAGCGGCTCACGATGTCCGGGAGCTCCTCCTCGGTGAGCCCCATGTCCAGGGCTCCCATGGTGATGAGGGCCCCGGTGCTGCCTTGGTAGCCCAGGGCCAGCTCTGCCACCTTGCCCTTTTGGCGGAGGGCGTACTCCGGGCGGCCTTTCTTGATGAGCTCCAGGGGGACGCCGAACATTTGAGAGGCGGATGCCTCATAGATTTTGCCGTGGGTGCGGAACACCTCCAGCCGCCATTGCTCCTTGGCCAGCCATGAGATGACACGGGCCTCAATGGCGGAAAAGTCGGCGTCAATCAGCACATGCCCCTCCGGGGCCACAAAGGCCGTGCGGATGAGCTGGCTGAGGGTGTCTGGCACGCTCCCATAGATGAGCCGGAGGGCATCCAGCTTGCGGCCCTTGACCAGCTCACGGGCCAGGTCCAGCGGCTCCGTGTAGGTCCGGGGCAGGTTTTGCACCTGCACCAGCCTCCCGGCCCACCGCCCGGTCCTGTTCGCCCCGTAGAATTGGAGCAGGCCCCGGACCCGTCCGTCCTCGCAGACGGCGGCCTCAATGGCGTCATACTTCTTGGTGGATGTCTTGCCCAGCTCTTGCCGGATTTCCAGCATCCGGCTCACCTGGGGGCTGTTATCGTCACGGCCCAGCAGGCGGGCCACCGTGTCCTTTCTCAGATCGGCCAGCTCCTCACCAATCTCCTCCTGGAGCCAGGTGGTGAGCTGGGCCACGCTGTTGGGGTTGGACAGGCCGGAGAGCTGCATGGCCTCCGCCATGAGGGTCTGGCGCACGGTGTCCCCCAGAGAGAGGGCCCCGGTGACCAGCTCCAGGTCCACGGCCACGCCCCTGGCGTTGATGATGAGGTCCGTTTCCCATTGCTTTTGCACCCAATCCGGGACGGGGAAAGCGGACAGCCGCTTTTCAATCTCCATCTCGGTGACCACATCCTGCTTGCAGTATTCTTTGAAAAGCTCCCATTTGGCGGGGTCATGCTGGGGCAGGTTGCGGCTCCGCTGGCCGTTGGCCTTGGAGGGCTTGCATGGGACGCAGAAATAACGGATGAGGGCCTTGCCGATGTTGAGCTTTTGCTTGTCCTGGGGGAGCCCCAGGGCCTTGCCGGTGGCGTCCAGGCCTGCCGTGTAGCCACAGTAGAGGCCGTGGAACATGGTGCAGCGCCATTGGTCCGGCGGCAGGGTGCCCATGTACTTGGACAGACAGCCCCACTCAAAGGGGGCATTGTAGGCGTGCTTGATGTATTCCGGGCTGGTGATGGCCTGGACCAGCCACGGGGGGAGCCGCTCCCCCCGTGCCAGGTCGATGATTTGAACAGGCGCACCATCCACGCTGAACGCAAAGAGCAGGATTTCAAAGTCCGGGCTCTGGATGTACTTCTGGGCACCGGCCTTTGCCAGCGGCACGCTGGAGTAGGTTTCAAGGTCAATGCTGAGATGGTGCATGTGTGGGCCTCCTTATGCGCTGAAAGCGGCGTCCTTGGTGTAGAGCTCCATGATGTTCTCCGGGTTCACGCCACGGGCCTCCAGCTCATTCATCATGGCCTTAAAGAGCGGGGTGCCGGTCACATACTGGACCAGCTCCTCAGAGGAGAGGCTGGTGGCGTTGTGGAGGGATTTCTTGCGGATGTCCTCCCCGTTGCCGGTAGGGGTCCAGGCCTCCTGCTCCTCAAAGGTGGCGTCCTCAATGTCATTGACCAGCATGGCCTGGACACGGGCGGGTTTCTACACCAGCATCTTGACCGTGTTGAGCAGGTGGGCGGTTTCCATGTCCTTGACCTCAATGGCCAGGCCAAAGGCTCCAATCCAGAGCTTTCCATCAAAGCGGGTTTTCATTGGTAAATCCTCCTTTTATCGTTATCACATGGGCTGGCCAGTGATGGGGTTGATGCCGTTGTTGCCGTTCCAGGGCGGGGTGTTGGCGGGGGTGGGGGCGGCACCGTAGCCGGGGGCCGCCGGGGCACCGTAGGCCCCAGGAGTGGCCCCATAGGCCGGAGCGGCAGGGGCGGTGGGAGCGCCGCCAATCCCGGCGAAGTCGGAGGCGGCGGAGGCCTGGCCGCTCAAGGGCTCCCCGTCACGGGTCTTGAGGACATTGCCCAGGCCGCAGCCGATGCCCTTATTGCCGCTGTTGGAGTAGCCGAAAAAGCGGATGGTGACCCGGCCATACATCCCGCTGTAAATGTCAGAGGGGGCCAGCTCACAGTTGATGTTGTCGATGCCCACCACCTGGGGCTTGTTCTTGGTGGAGGCGGTCATCACCCAATGGCCCTTGCACTCATCGCCAAAGGGGACGCCGGACTTTCTCACGCCGTCACCATCCCAGACGGGGACGGCCAGCATGGGAGGCCGGGCACCGTTCCACACCTTGGTCAAGGCCTCCTGGGCGGCGGCCTGGATGGCGGCGTCAATGTCCGCCTTGGTGCTCACATCCGTCTTGGGGATGAGGATGGTGACGGAATACTTGGGCTCACCGCCCTGCTTGGCGGCTCTGGGGGTGGTCAGATTGCAGTAGGACAGGCGGACCTCGCCGGTCAGCACTTTCATGGGGTCATTCTGATACATAGTCTTTGTTCTCCTTTTTGATAGATTGCCTTGTGTGTTGCGTATCAAAGGGCGGTGTCCGCCCATAGCGCCTTGATTTTCACCCAGCGCTCATGCCGGGCTTTGGCGGCTTTGACCTTGCGGGTCAGCCGGTTGTTGTTTTTGAGGGTTTCCACCACGGCGGGGTGGCGGCTCTTGGGGTTGCTCACCTTGCGCCAGCCGTCTGTAAACTCCCTGGAGGCCAGTTTCCAGGCGTCCTCACTCTCCTGGATGGCTTGCTCCAGGTGGGCGGTCAGCCGGTCAATGGCCTGCCGGTTGTCGAAGTCCCAGCGGTGCATCAGCTTAAACAGCTTGCGGGTGTTGGAGATGGTCATGTCACAGAGCCGGTCCAGGTAGATGTCCGCCCGGAAAGTGTCCGCCTGGATGTGGACCAGGGTGTCTGGGTCGGTGAACATGGGGCAGCTCTCACAGCGGTCCCGATCTGGCAGGGCGGAAATGTAGCTCTTGGGCTCCGCCACCTTGTACTGCACGGACCTGGTGCAGCACGGGGACACGGGGAAAACCGGGTCATGGTCTTTGCAGTCCAGCGGGACAAACGGGCGGAGGCCGGGCCGGGCGTGGGCACAGGCGTTGTATTTAAGCATCTGCATCCACTCCGGCGAAGTCCGCAGCGGCGGGACTGTATGCCTCTCGCTTGTCGGAGGCAGGGGCAAGGGTGGGCTTGCCGGGCGGCTTGTAGACAAAGCTGCCAATCTTCTCCTTAAAGTCAGCCTTGCCCATCAGCTCCTCCAGTTGGGTGAGGGTCTTGGGCTTGCGCTCATAAACCATAGCCTCATCATAACCGGCGGCAATGACCGCCTTGATGGCCTCCTCCTGGTCGGTAAAGGTACGATTGCTCCGGCCCTCCACCAGTTTCCATCCGGGGATGGCTTTTCCCTGTTTCAGGGCCTCGGTGGCATAGTTCTCAAGGTCCGTGTACCATTGGACCAGAAACTTGCCCCGATACAGGAGGGCACCGATTTCCTCATCAGAGAGGAGCGGGTGGATTTCCTCCCCGGTGAGCGCCCCGGTGTGGGAGTGCTCCTGGGGGACCAGGGCATCCGTCGGAATACTCCCGGCGGGCACACAGTCCTTGAAGTCCTCCAGAGCGGTGTTGATGTTGGCACGGGCCCGGCATTGGGCCTTGCCACGGCAAAAGCGGCAATGGTCGCCGGGGACAAACTCCCCCAGGCCGGAAAAGGCTTTCTGGGCAATGGGCTTGATGCTCTCGCCCCAGGCCCGCAGCTCCTCAACGGTGATTTCATCCGTGGTGTAGCTGTCCAGCCGGGGTTGGTCAATGGTCATGCGGACCCGCTTGATGGTGTCCCCGAACACGGGGGCATAGCGGTGGAGAGCGCCCAGGGCGTAAAGCCGCATTTGGGGATTGCCCACGGCGGACACGGGGACGCCCTTGCCGTGCTTGTAGTCCACGATGCTGAGGAGGTCACCGCCGATGATGCAGCAGTCACAGGTACCAAAGCCCTCCGGCACATAGTCCGAAAAGTCCACCTGGACCTCCACGGCCACGGTGGGGGCGGTGTCGTAGGCCATGACCTGCTCCGTGATGTGTTCCAGGTACAGGTCCGTGGTCTTGTCCATCTCCGGGGTGTAAAGGGGGTCTTTTTTGAGCTTGTTGAGCCGGGTGTTGTAGGTCCGGGTGCTCATGGGGGTGCATTTCTTGGTGACCTTGAGCTCACCAATAGCGTGGGCCAGGCGGCCCTCCTCCGCATACTCGCTGGTGCTCTCTGGCAGGCCCTCCTCAAAGCGGGGGGCCGCTGTGCATACCAGCCAGCGGGAGGCGGAGGACGCCGAAAGCAGAGCGTGTTTGACAGGGGGCATGGTGGCACCTCCTTAAATCTGAGCGCCCAGGGCCCGGAGCTCGGTGGCGAAAGTGCCGTACTGCTCCGGCTGGAGCTGGGTGACGGCCTGCACGCCGTAGCGGCCCAGCAGCTCCAAAAGCTGCTGCATCTTCCCGGCATCCACCAGGGAGGCCCCGGCACGGGAGATTTGGTCCAGGGTGTAGGTGGGGGCTCCCGCCACGGGCACGGTGGGGGCCGGGGTGTTACCAGGGGCGGCAGATGTCTGGCCAGCAGTCGGCGCAGGAGCGGGGTTGGGGGCCGCCACAGGGGCCGCAGGCGCAGGGGTAGGGGTCTGGGTAGGGGTGACCGGCGCAGGGCTCACAGGGGCCGCAGGAGCGGGCGCAGGGGCCGGTGCCGGGGCGGTGGGATAGCTGGCCACCGGCAGGGGCTCATCCGGGGTCAAGATGCTGGGGTCCGGGCCGGAGGCAATGGCCTCCGCCAGCTTGAGGATAGAGGCGGCCAGATCGGGAGCCTCAACGGTGATTTTCATTTCCATCATGGATGTCATCCTCCTTTTCGTTGTCTTTGCAGTCACATTTTTCTCCGGGGTCCAGGTTGGCCCCGCAATAGGGGCAGGTCCAGTAGTAGGGCATGGCTCAGTCCTCCAAAACGCTTGTCCAGTAGTCAAAGCGGTCCATGACCTTGCGGGAGTGGTCGGTGGAGTATGTCCCGGCGGCCCACAGGTTTTGAGCGCCGGAGGGGCCGCAGTTGTAGGCCATGACGGCCAGCTCCGGGTCCCCGTAGGCGGTGAGGTAGTCGGACAGGAACAGGACACCGGCCTCAATGTTTCCGGCGGGCGTCATGGGGTCAATCCCTTGCTCCAGGAGCCACCCATGGTTGACCTGGTTGATTTGCATGAGGCCATAGTCATTGGTGCTGCTGGCGGCATCTGGGTCAAAGCGGCTTTCCACATCGGCCACGGCCAGCGCCAGGGCGTATGGGACGCCGTACTCCTCACAGCAGGCCTGCATAGTCACCTGGAGGTCATAGTCCAGGAGGTTGCCGTCCGTCACGATGTCATCCCGCCAGAGCACCGCCTCCGGGGTTGGGCTGGGCGTGGGGGCCACGCTGGGCTCCGCTGAGGGCTCCGGGAGGGTGGGCACCGCTTTGTCAGCGGCGCTCACCCCCACGCAGTAACCAGCGGCGAAAATGGCGGCGCACACCAGCGCCAGGATGATGACCGGGCCATAATTGCGGCGGCGCTTGCGCCGGGCATGGCGGCTGGGGGCTCTCTGGCCAATCTCATGGGTGGTCACGGAGCTCACCCCTTAGTTGCCGATGCGGCGGAAAAGCTCCTCCGCCAGCTCTCGGACGGTGTACTGCTCCAGGGGGTTGGTGTCCTCAGCCTCCACGGTGAGGGAGGAGGAAATGAGGAAAGCGGGGCGGGACCCGCAGGTGCCGGTGCAGTAGTAGTTGCCGATAACGCCATAGGAGTNATGAGGAAAGCGGGGCGGGACCCGTGGGCGACGGTGCAGTAGTCGTCGTAGATATTGCCATTGGAGAACAGCCCCATGACCCATGTGTCATCCTCATTGACCTTTGGGGTGCTCCAGGGCGTCACGGACCACTCAAAGCGCTCCGGCAGGGGCAGGATGTCATGGTACTTGCGGAACTCGTCCAGGGTCAGCGGGGCCACCTTGCAGTCACAGGTGCCGTACTCCGTGGAGCCGTTGAGGGCGGTGAGGTCCACGGTGCGGGTGATGACCTCATCGGGGTTGCCGTCCGTGAGGCTCCGCAGGTAGGGGCCATTGAGGTGGGCCCGCAGGGAGCTGGCGGCAAAGTTGTTGGTGCTGCCAAAGGCGTGGGTCATCTGCTCCAGGTGGAGCAGCAGGGTGCCGTCCTTGCGGTGCTCCAGCACCAGGCAGGGCTCCCCGTGGTAATCAATGACCTTGCCGGGGGCGATGTTCTGAACAGCGGTTTTCATTGGTGATGTCCTCCTCAGTCTTTCTTTTCACGGCGGATGAGCTGGTTGTTTTCGTAGATGGGGCCGGAGCCGGTCCAGATGTACTCACATTCCGGGCCAATGAGGGTGCCGGTCAGCTTGCGGGTGGCGGCGTCCACATCCTCAGCCCAAACCTCAAGTTTGAGCCTTTCGCCGGTGGACTTGTGCCGCACGCCGATGCTATACTTGTACTCGTACATGCTGGCCCTCCTCACTGGTCGGTTTCGTCCTCATCATCGTCCCCGGAGATGTCAATGAGGTTTTCCGCCTGGACGATGATTTCAGACACAATTTGACGGATGGGCAGGCCGGTCTTGAAACGGAGCCGCCGGACTACTTTCTCCGCCTCCGGGGTGAGCCGGACGGTGCCGATGCACTCATCGGTGCTGGTCCGGGTCCTCAAAATAATGGGTTTCATGGTGTGCCTCCTTTGAATGTTGTGAAAAGCGGTGGTGCGGGTATGTACCTCAGCGGCTCTGCTTTCCCCTCCGCTCAAGTTCCTGCTGCATCCTGAGCTGGGCAAGGGAAGCATCATACTGCAATCGCTGGTCCGGGAGGCGGACCCCAGAACGGCCCCGGCGCAGTTCCGTGTAGAGCGTGGACAGCGGCACATCAAGGGCCACCGCCATGTCTTTGACCGTTTTGCCTTGCTCCCAAAGCTCCTGGAGCGCCTGCCGGGCCTGGAGCGTTGCGAAAGCGTAGCTCGCCATGTTCTCACCTCTTTTCTGCTTGCGGGCATAAAAAAAACTTAGCTTGCCGGGTGCCAGATTTTGCAATCTGGACCCTGCAAACTAAGTGTAGTGGGTGCCTGGCTAAAAGTCAAGAGAAATTTGCATAAGTCAAGAAAAAACGGCAATCAGCACAAATAAAAAGCGCCCTTATTGGGCGATTTCACAACAAAACAACATGGCAAGCCAGCCGGATGGGGTCAAGCCCATTCGGCTGGCTTGCTTTATGCGCCGTCAAGCGGACAGGAGCTCTTTCTCAAAGAGCATGGCCGCCGATTTCCACCCCAGCAGCTTGCGGGGGTAGTTGTTCACCCACCTCTCTGCCGCCCTCACCTCCTCCGGCTTTACGGTGTCAAAGCTGGTGCCCTTGGGGAAAAACCGTCTAATCAGTCTGTTCATGTTCTCATTGGACCCCCGCTCAAAGGCGCTGTATGGGTGGCAGAAAAACACAATGGTCCGCTTGCCCTTGCGCCGGTGGGCGGCCTCGATGCCCTCGAAGTCTTGAAACTCACAGCCGTTGTCCACCGTGATGCTCTTGAACAGTTTATAGAATAGCTTGCCAAAACGGCGCTCCAGGCTGTTGATGGCCTTGACCACGCTGGCCGCCGTGTGGTCCTCCAGGAGCATCACAATGCCCATACGGGTCCGGCGCTCGGTGAGGACCAGGAGGGCTTTTTTGGAGCCCTTGCACCCCATGATACTGTCCATCTCCCAATGCCCAAAACTGCCCCGGCCCTTGACCTCCTGGGGGCGGTTTTCAATGCTCTTGCCGTTGGAGCTCCGGGCGGCCTGCCGCTTGCTCTTGGCGGCGTAGTGGCGGCGGCCCTTGTTGTGCAGGTGCTCCGGGGTGAGGTGGAGGAACACATCCCCACGGTAGATGTAATTATAGAGCGTGTTCTCACATATCACGGTGTCATAGACTTCCCCGTTGTTTCGGATTTCCGCAAGGGCGGCTCCGGGGGCAAAGCCCTGGACCATGACCAGCTCCTCCAGCCGCCGGGCCAGGGCGTGGTCCTTGCCAATCTTGAGGTCCCGGCCCTTGTCCTTGAGAAAGTCCCTGTATTTCCGCTCCGCCACCTCCGGGCAGTAAACCTCAATAAACTCATATTCGGAGGTCTGCTGGACACAGAGGCCCCGGTTGATTTCATAGTAGATGGACCGCTCACATTTGCCCAGAGCGCTGGCAATGGCGGCCTTGGTAAATCCTTTTTTGAGCATCCGCTCCAGGGTCAAGCGTTGGTCCCAGGTGAAATGCTTGGCGTCCTTGTGGTTCATGCTGCACCTCCAGAAATAAGAAAAGCGGGGCGTTTCCGCCCCGCTCCGATCTGCCGTTTATGCCGCCGTGTACTGCTCCAGCAGCTTGACCGTTTCCTCATCCGTCAAGATGTCCCCCAGCTTGCAGTCAAGGGCAAGACAGAGTTTCAAGAGCGTGGCCAGTTTGGCTCCGTTGAGGTCCTTGGCTCCCTGCTCATAATACTGGAGCATCCGCACATTGAGCCCGGCGGCGCTGGCCAGTTGGGATTGGGAGAGCCCGGCGGCCAGGCGGGCATTTTGCAGTTTGCTGTTTTTCTTGGCGTCCATCAAGCTCACCTCCGTTACGCTTATATCATACACCTTTTGGTGTAGTATGTCAAGAAAAAATTTAAGGCCCGGATTGTTCCGGGCCTCTGTTTATTCATCGGCCTTGTGCTGCCTCAGCCGGTCCGCCAGCTCCGCAAGGATGGCCACATCCCGCTCATCCAGGCCGGTCACATTCACGGTGTTCAAGGGCTCCACGCCCAGCAGGTAGTCCGTGGACACAGAGAACAGCCGGGCCAGGTCCACCAGGGATGCTGGGGACGGCGTAGAAAGTCCCTGCTCCCAGGAGTTGACGCCGTTCCTGGTTATACTCAGCCGCCGGGCAAGGTCTGCTTGGGTCCAGCCCCGTGCCTGCCGAAGTTCTTTTATTCGTTCTGCTATCACCAGCATCACCTCCACAATGTAAATTATAGTGTGCCTGTTTGACTTGTCATTGTCACTTTAGGCTCCAATACTTGACACAATGGTGGTGAAACCGTACAATGGAGGTGCAAAGGAGGCGGTGCCATTGTTCACGGAGGATGAAAAGCGTTTCTTTGATGCGCTTGAGGCCGCCCTGGTGGCGGCCAGAAAGAGCCCGGCGGTGAATATCACCCGCATGGCAGACAAGGCGCTTTCCGTGCGTTCTCGACACGGCTATTTAGGTAAAATCAAGTTGCAGGGCCGGAAAACATGGATGCAGTACATGACCAGCCTTTACAACGTAGAGGTGGCGGAAAACCGCCCGCTTGAGGAATACATCCAGCTCCTCAAGTATTGGGTACGGGCTGCTTGAACAGGAGGGCATTGAGATGTTTGGCAGAAAGAAAAAGGACCTCCCGGCGGGGGCCCGCATGATGCACTATGAGGGCTTGCGGGGCTTTTCCCAGGACGGCCCCTGTTTCATGGAGCGGACGGAGGCGGGGCTGGTGTTCCGGCAGACAAACGGCCCGGCGGCCACCCTCCCGCTGGAAAAGGTGACAGGCCTGGAGATGATGCCGGAGCGCAATTTCATGGCCCGGTATCACGGCACGGCGGCCACCACGGCCTATGGCAAGGCGGTCAAGTGGTTTGCCGTATTCCACTACACCACCCAGGAGGGGGAGCGGATGCTGGCGCTCTGGTACACAGAGCCCAAAACCGGCAGCGTCCTCCGGGAGCTGGCCGCCCAGATCGGAGCGGCCACCCAGGACTACACCCTGTAAAAGAGCATAAAAAAAGAGCCGGAGAGGTGTGACCCTCTCCGGCTCTCTTGCGTCATTCGGTCTTTTTCTGGTCAAGCTGGGCAATGGCCTCTTTCAGTTTATCAAAGCCAAACATGGCGGCGTATGCCACGAAAAAGCCCAGGACCACAGCGCCCACCACCGTGTACCAGACGATGGCCACGCCCTTGATTTCACAGTAGGCGAAAAAGGCCGCCAGGGTGAGGGCCATGGCGATGAGCACCGCCAGGATGTTGGTGGGCAGCTTGTCCCAGGTGAGCTTTTTGAGCACCTGCACCACAATGTTGGTGACAATCACCAGGACGCCCACGATGCTGAGAATGACGGACCAGTCAAAAATGCTTTCCATGATTTTATCCTCCCTTTTCTATGTTACCCCACAAGGGTGAGGTCCTTGCTGTTGACGGCGGCGGTCACCACGCCATTCTGGCCGATGACCACCCGGTCACCATCCACCTGGATGACGGTGTAGGTGTTGGTGTAGACGAAAGAGGCCAGGCCGCCGCCGGTGTAGGTCTTGGCCCCCTTGTTGACCTTGACCTTGGAGCCCACGGTGATGCCGCCCTCCACCTGGATGTCAGCGGCGTCCACCCAGCCGTAGACGGTGGAGCCGCCG